GACGTATATCGTGCAAGGTTAGTCATTATGGTATCTCCTTTTTAAGCAAGTTTGTATTTTGTGGACCCCGAAGGCATCCAATACTAATTATAACACTTTTACAAAAAAAGGGAGTGTTGAACTCCCTACTTTATTATTCGGTTTCTACTACCTTGCTTCTTTTTCCAATATTATATTTGGTTTCTAAAATCCACTCTCCCTTTTCTTTAAATGGAAGAACTTTGATTTGATTTAGAGGAGCAATATCTAATACTTTATCTGCATCAACAACAGCAATGAGTCCCCAGTCTTCAAGAAGACGAACGATACGATTCCTCCTCTGAACATCATTTACAGTCAGATTTGCGTGTTTACCATCAAGTGCGAAAAGTTCTTTAAAACTTACAATATAATATCGTCCTTGTTTATGAAGAATATGACAAGATTGATAAAGTTTTTTCTCTTTTCTTGATGCAACTCCAATACGAGTCAAAGTTTCACGAACCTTTAGAAAGTCATCTGGTTCATTTAAAGTAACCTCCACCATCATATCAGGAGACCAGTTTACTTGTGGTTCAATTGTTTGGTTAGTCATTTCATTCCGCCAGTTTCAAGTCGTTTTTTTATAAAGTCAATTTGAGATTTATTTAGGATTTTAAGTGCTTGAGATGCTTTCTCATTACTATAACCATAGTATTTTTTAATGCATTCTAAATCGTTGACTTTATCTTTTCGGAGCCAGGGAGAAAATCTCTTCTTTTTCCTCAAACTATTTAGATAAAATGAATATTGCATATCTTTATCTAAAGAATGATAAAGATTCATTTCATTTGCATATAAAATACAATCAATATATCCTGATAAACATTTATTAATAATATAGGGAACATACTCTTTCTTTGAGGTTTCATCCTCTTTCATTAGATTTTCTTTAGTGAAATTAATAGAATTTAACCAATCTGTTAATTCATAAGTCATCAACTAGTCCCTCACTTTTCAGTCTATTGTAATTATAACATCCATCAAAATTAACTTGGATTTTAGGGGTTTTATTATAATTAAAAAGCAAGAGTTCTTTACGTTGTTTTTGATCTCGCATATATTCACCAACAGAACGCATCGTATAAGTTAAATCAAACTCACCAGTATTCCAGTTCTTAAACCTATCCTTCACAAGTTGATCTGAATTATAACTTATCAACTGATCCATATTGTTAGCATCACAATCAGCAGCAAACTTATCGTGATCAAATCCTTTGTGCATTGATCCTTTTCTCCCATAGAGATTATCCTTAATATCATAAGGAGGATCGAGATACATAAAAGCACCTTTGTTTCCATCCATCAGGTAATCATAGGAATAATTAGTTATACGCCATTTGGAGATAAGTTTAGAATACTCGGGCAACTTTTCAATTCCGCGCATTGAGAAGTTGCCGTTGGATGCTTGAGCAGAGAAAGAAGAACTCTCCGTGAGTCCACTGAAAGAACACTTATTGATAATATAAAAATCAACAGCACGATCAAGATTTGAACGACCTTCTTCGTGCAATTTATCCTTACAATAAAGAAATAGATCTCTTGCTAATTCTGGTTTATTGTTTGCTAATTTTATTCCTTCAAGATTATCTTTTAGATCTGTTCCAAACATTTGAAGAACTTGCCAGAAATTTACCAAAGGTTCATAAAGATCATTCACCCAAATATTCAGGTTGGGATATTTTTTAGTAATGTGAATTGCTACAGAACCACCACCAAGAAATGGTTCACGAAACTCATCATAATTACGAAGATCTGGAAAGTATGGGTCCATTTTGGGGCAAGCACGGGACTTACCTCCAGGATACCTTAAAGGTGTTTTGAGAGATTTCATTTTAAATTAAATTTCATTCTATTTTTAAAATTTTCTTTTTCAATTTTTCCAAAAGAAGATCCAAATAGTTTTCCATCATCAAATTTTACTTCTCTTACAGAATCAGTATAAGATTTACCTTTAAAATTTCTATTTGTAAGAGGGTATTTTTGGATATTTTCTTTCCAAGATATAGCAAATTTATTCAAATCACAATTAAACCACACCATACCAAATTCAGGAAACATTAAATACTTATTTTTTCTACCCAAAAAACTTAAACATTTCCAATGAGCAGGCCAATCATTGCCCCAACTCTTACATCTTTCAAGATCAAAAGCAACTTTGATAGTATCTTCAGTTATTTCGGAATTTTTATTGAAGATACCAATATCAACACCATATTTTCCAAAAGGTTTATCTATAATATTAAATTTATCACCATACTGATTTTTAAGAAATTTTATGAAAATTATACTCTCTTGATTATCATCAAAAGAATCTTTTCTATCACAAAAAGATCCATAATCTTTAATAGTATCTTTTGTTATCGTTTTCATTTAAATTCTACCTCACACATAATTTCAGTAAGGGCAGCAAGAAGATTTATTTCTTGGTCAGCAACAAAACTTCCCTGATATTGATACTTAGCAATAATCAAAACAGCAGAAGGAATAGAAGCAGGTACTAAAACATCATAAAGGGCATCATAAACCCTACGAAGGATAACAGAAGAATCATTATCAAGATTAGAAACAACCCATTTGCGAACTTCCGTAAAGTTTTTCTCTTTGAGATATTTAAGGAGATCATTTACAGATACGTCAGAGAACGAGGCAAGAATACCAGCATCAATTTTTCCACTTGTAGAATAACGTTGACATTCATTTAGAACTCTTCGGAAATCTGGAAAGTGCTTGGATACAAGTTCTGCAAGAACCTTTTGATCATACTCAACCTTCTCAACATCCAAGATTGTTTGAAGTCTTTTGAAGAATGCTCCTGCGAGTTGTGCTTTTTGCTTTCCTTTAATAGTGAAGTCAATACAAGCACAACGAGAGTGCAGTGGTTCAATAATCTTGTTCTTGTAGTTGCATGTAAAGATAAATCGGCAGTTATTGTAAAATGCCTCAATATTTGCACGTAGAAGCATCTGAACATCATTGCCAGTATTATCTGCTTCGTCAATAATAATGACTTTATGTTTAGAAGAACCAGTTAGAGATACAGTAGACGCAAAGTTCTTTGCTTGGTTTCGTACAGTATCCAGAAAACGTCCTTCATCAGAACCGTTGATTATATAAAAATCGGCACCCAGTTCATTGCAAAGTGCTTTTGCAATTGTCGTTTTACCAATTCCAGGAGGTCCAGAAAGAAGTAGATTTGGAATCTCACCCTTCTCCACAAACTCTTTAAATGTTTTTTTAGTATCATCAGGAAGAATACAATCATCAATTACTTGAGGACGGTACTTTTCACAGAAAAGGAATTCACTTGTCATAATTTAGTTTCTCAAAAATTTATTGTTCAATAATTTCACATTTGCCAATTTTGGGTGTTTCAATTGAATTCAAGTAATCCATATAAAGAATAACTCCACCAACTGATCGTTCTTGAAGTTGTTCTTTTACTCCTTTGATTGAAGTCAATTTGTAAGTAGGAGTATCTTCTGCGGCAATGGCATTTGGAAATTTTTGATTCATAATATCAAAAGAAGATGTAATTTTAGTCCAATCTTCGTTACTTAGTGTTTTTGTCATAATTTTTTACAAATAATTTTCACAAATAAAAATAATCAAATGTAGTCCAAAATTGGGCGATAAACAACAATCTTTGAGGAAAAAAAGTGTTAGTGCTCTTTTGATTGATTTGTTTTCAATCTTCCACATCTCCATTCACATTATAGCACCCATTCCGGACGCCTTTGAGGCATACGAAGATAGTTGTCCTTCACCCAAGTTTTTGAGGAAATATATCTTTTATATGCCTCAAATGTATCTATGGAAGTATCATATTTCCATTCATCAGGCATTGCACGAGCAAATGGTGTTACATCAGTTATCTTACCTTTAGGGAAAAGATAGTATGCATCCACAAGAGTATTATAACACGAATGAACCTTACCATACCGTAAGGTGTATTCATCACACAAGTTCATACCCCACTTGATTAACCAGTAGGCATTATCAATAGTCTTTGATGCCCATTGGGTGCAGGGGTGATTGCGGAATGCTCCCTTATCGGTCTTGTAGGGGGTGCCATCGGTCTTAGGGAGGGTTCCGTACCCGTGACCCCATTTCTCTGATGCTACGATAGAAAGCATTTGGCAGCACTCTAGAGGCATCTTCACTATATGTTTGTCCGGAAGTACTATTGCACTCTCTGCAGGAAATTTACAAGTAACAAAGATATTCATAATAAAGTAATGTTATAATCACTCAAAAGTGCTATCAGGTTCCATCGCAATATAGTACGTAACACTAAACCCAGTATTCTTAAAACGTGAAAGAAGTTTTTGTGAGATGACTACTTCATAATTACCAGGAATAATCTTGATATTCTCTACCTTAAAGTTAAAGGTGAATGCATCATCAGTCTCACCAACAACAATGGAGAAGTCGTTAGATGTATCATTCTTTTTATCACGAACAACCAGTTTCACTACACCCGCTTCACCAACAACAGAAAGGTCTGGAAGTTGATATACAGCAGCTGCTTTGAGAAGTTTATCAAGTTCTTTGGTATCAAGAACAAAACAAACATCTTCAGAAGGAAGAGAAATTGACTTATCAGGAGGAGTAACGATTACATTTGGGTCTGCAAAGAAATATTTGGAACGAGACCGACCTTCTTTAATAACAACATAGTTATCATTTACAAAGTCAAGTTCTGCATTTTGATGCAAATTAAGTCCATTTAGAAACTGATTAAGATCATAGATACCAAAGTCTTTAGGGAGTTCTTCTTCAATTGTTGCTTCTGCAAGAATGTTTTTCATCACGGAAATAGTGCGAAGTGAACTACCTTCCTTAAACAAAATTGATTGATTAATAGAAGAGAAGTTCTTGAGAAGAGTGAGAGTTTTGTCAGAGAGTTTCATAATAATCAGCGAGTGAATTCAGTAAGTCCATTATCTTTACGAGTATAATGCCCGTCAAAGTGGAGAAGTAGCATAGCATAGTGAATGACCTTCATCAAATCACGCTTGTTGCGTCCATCCTTGTCTCCATATCGAGAACCATATTTGAGGATGTTTGCCTGACAGAAACCTGCTGCCAGTCTTTTTGCTGCCATAAGGTCAATGGTCTGGATATCGGCATAACCATCACTATCACCACAATAGTGTCCGTGATAGGTAGTAGTCACATAATCTTCAACATCTTTAAGGATTTTATCTTCGTTGTATTTCCAAAGATGATTTGGAGTTTCTTTCATATCAATAGTAAAGTTTGAAATAGTATCAAGCATAAAAAGAGAAGGCACTTTTATTACCTGTCCCAATTATATCAGAAAGGAAGGTTGATGTCAATCTCCTTACCAACCTCAATGGTCAATTCAGGATTTTCGGAAGGCATTACAAAGTCAGCATCAATTTTATCATAGAGTTCTAGGAATGCTTGCTTGGTCTCATCATCAAAACGATTTACACAAACTTGAATTGCTTTTGCTTTATCTTGAAAAATGCTGTAAGCACGTACAATATGAACCAAACGACGAGTACTGATAATTTCCTCAATACCACCATCATAGAAGGTCTTGCGAATTACATCACCCCAATCAACAAGACGCTTACAGAACTCACGATCCTCCACACCAAGGTCCAGAGCGACTCCCTCAAGAATCCTTTGTTCAGTAATAGGAGCAGGATATGACTGCTCAAACGTCACAGGAAACCGCTCTAGGAACGCCTCATTGAGCACGTTGGTGCCTATGAACCTACCATCCTCACTACCCTTACCTTTGGTGTTTGCAGTGGCGATTACATTGAACCCAGGAGTAGGTTTTACAAAACGACCAATCTTTTTAAGGAAGACACCCTTACCTTCTAGGACGGATTGAAGGCAGAGGATTTTATTAGATGCAAGATCAATCTCATCGAGAAGTAGGATTGCGCCACGTTCGAGTGCTTCAATGACGGGTCCATTGTGCCATGCTGTTTCGCCATTAACAAGGCGAAAACCCCCAATAAGATCATCTTCATCAGTTTCTACTGTAACATTTACACGAATAAGTTCACGCTTAAGTTGAGAACACGCTTGCTCCACACTGAACGTTTTACCGTTACCCGACAAACCCGTAATAAATGCAGGATAAAAAATACGGGACTGAATAATTTTTTTAATATCGTTAAAGTTACCAAACTTGACGAAGGTATCATCTTTATCAGGAATAAGGTTTTGCTGATGTTCAGGAAGAACTGCGACTTGATTAAAAGAACGTTCGATTTCTTCTACCTTTTGTTGAGTGACTTCCAAGTTCCAACGACCACGACTGACTTTGAATTCTTCAATCTTATTGGTTACAGTTTGATAGTTATCTCCGTTAGCAGCACACCAACCTTTAATATCAGCAGCAGTAACATTAGTTCCAAAAAGTGCTTTAAGAGAAGATGTGATATAATCAGTGCTCATTTTGGTGCGGGTCATAATGTGAGTGGTTTGTTTCAACTGTAGTCATTATAGAGCAAAAAGGAGTGTTGCAGGATCCTGAGTGGTCAGTTCACCAACTGGTTTTTTAGTGTATCAAGGTATTCTTTAGAAGCAATCTTTCCAGTATAACCAGGATAGTATTTTTCTACCAGATGTGGTACACCATAAAGTCCAATTTGCCCATTTCCATTCCAATCAATCCAAACTATTTTTTGAATGCAATCAACTACATGATCATATGGAAATTTATCAAGTTTTTTCATTTTAATCCTCAACGGTAAATGTTTTGTTTTTAACTCTTGTATCAAACTCACCAGTTCTACCAGGTTTCATTTTACCTATTTTAACATTCTTTCCTTCTCCAGGCCAAGAGGTCTTTGAAGTTCCTTTAAGTGTAGCAGATCCGCCTGGTTTTCTTTGAACCAATACAGAATCTTGATTATACTTTTTACCAAGTTTTCCAATTACCTTTTTAAACGCTCTCTTACCTTTTTTACCTGGAGTAATGATGTGAGATTTTTCTCCTACTTTTTTTTCGTCAGGTGTTCCTGGGTTTTCGGTATACCTCCCAGATACTTTTGTTGGACCGGGAAGACCAGCACCTCTTATATCCTTTTCAAGTTGTTTAGAACGTGCTTTGTTTTCTGTTTTGGATTTATCCCCCCTTTGAGCAGACATAATCGCCATTCCACCTTTTTGAGATTTACTCATCACACGAGTAAGAGAAGTTTCCTGGAGAGAAGAACATTCTACCATAAATTCTTGAAAGGTCTTCATTTTTATAACACTTTCTAGTTATTTATTAAGCAATTAACGTTACAAACTCACCAAGAACTTTTTTATTGAGTTTTTTGATCTTCAGTGATTTTACAAAAGCAGTTTTAATCTGTGCTTTCGTTGCATCTTCCGCAACCTCAAACTCCGCATCTTGAGACAGAGCAGATGAAGAGAGTCCAAAGTAAGCATCATATCCAGAGTTGGTAATAGTAAAACTCTTCAGTTTCTTCCAATCATTTTGGATTTTTACATAATTTTTATCACTGGGAGAATGATAGAGATTAATAAACCGATGTGCATCACGACTAGGAAGAACACGA